CACAAGAAAAAGCTGAAGAAAAAAGACTAAAGCAAGAGGCAGAAGAAAAAGCCGCACTGGAAAAAGAAGAAGCTGAAGAGCTTGCCAGAATGGAAGCTGAAGAGCTTGCTGAACTAGAGAAAGAAGCAGCAGCTGCTGCTCTAGAAAATGCGCCTAAAGAAACACCAGATGCAACTGAAGGGGCGGAAGGTGAAGATGAGCCTGAGGGAGCAGAAGAGGCAGAAGAATCTGATGCTGAGCCTGAAGAAACACCTAATCCTGTAGAAGAGCGTGATGAAAAGAAAGAGGCTGTGGAAAAAGCGAAAGCTGAATATGAAGCCGCTCAAAAAGCTTTTTCAATGAGAGTTAAATGCTGGGTTCTTAAAGGCAACTTAAAAAGAAACGGTTTGTTTTATCCTAAGCATTCAGTTTGCCCTGAAACTAAGATTGCTGAATTTAAAAAACTTGGTTATATCAAGGAAGTTTAGAATATGACTTATGCACTGGAAGCAGATATTGTTGAAGAACTAAAAGGCGTTACCTTTTCGGCAACCAGTCAAGTTACAACTGATGCTGTAGCGGATTTTCTAAATCAAGCGGATGCTGTTATTGATATGTATGTTGGCAAACGATATGCAACACCTTTAACAGCAGCAGCTGCTTTGTTGGTTGTGAAGAAAATAGCAATTGATATTGTTGTTTATCGCATCACTAAGATATTGAATCTGAAAAAATCGGTTCCAGTTCCTGATAGTAACATTCCACAAGATATTACTGAGGGTTCTGCATACCGTGAAAGCATGAAAATGCTAACAGCAATACGTGATAATAAACTTGATCTGCCTGATGAAACTGAAATTGATACTTCTGGGGGGCTTGGATCTTTTCACACAGAAACAGGCAATGAAGATTTAACACCTTGCTTTCAAAAGGGGGTGGATCAGTGGTAGGATTTACTTCATATAAGATTGAAAATGATATTCAATTTAAAAAGAACCTTGATGAAGCAATTAAGGAAGTTGGTGATTTGCGTTTTGTAATGGGGGAAATATCAAGGGATATTTTCAAAACTACAAAGCAAAACTTCATACTTAAAGGATCTGGTAAATATCCTGAATTAAGTGAAGCGTATGCCACACGCAAAAGAGCAACAAAAGGCAACCTTCCAATTTTAGTTTCTACTGGTGATTTAAGGGATTCAGTTACAGGAAGGGGCAATAGTGACACAATTAGATTTATAGGCAAGCAATCACTTCTTCAGGGTACAAGGGTTCCATATAGTAAGTATATTCAAGAAGGAACTAAGAAGATGCCAGCAAGGAAATATTTATTTATAGATGATGCACAATCTTTAAGATTCCAGCGTATGATTTCAGATTATGTTGCATCAAAATTAGAGGTTTTGGGAAATGTCAGGTAAGTATGATATTGAAAGTTTTTTAGCTGATGTTTTGTCAATTGTTCAGGCTAATTTGCCAGCAAAAATAACTGCAATAAACAGTGAAAAGGCTGATTCTATTACCCTTGAAAGCGTTCCTAATACGAGTTATTTTAATAGTTCAGGTGAGCAAATTTTAAATGCAGATCCTTTTATTTATTATGGCATTACAGATCTTGCCACTAATTCAAATGGAGGTGCAACAGCTTTAGAAGTTACCTTAAACTTTGAAGTTGTGTTTAATAATACAAATAGTGGAAATACCTTGGAAAAGGTGTTACGATATTCAAGGTGCTTAAGAGAGGTTATACAAGAGAAGTTTAAAAGTGGAAAACATTCAGGGCTTAAAGTATCAGAATTAGTACCAGCAAACGCACCCCTTAATGAAGGTGCTGATTTTAAAGTTGGCGGTATAAAAATTGTTTCAACAATAATAGGATAGGTGATATGACAGATAAGAAGGATGAAGTAAAAAAAGATAATATTGTTGCTAAGAAAGATTTTTTAATAGTTCAAAATAGTGAACGCTACGACATTAAAGAAGGTGATGATATTATTGAACTGAAGGTACCTAAGAAATTTTATGCCAATTTAAAAACAGAAAACATAATTTAAGGAGTAAAGAACATGCCACTTTCACAACCAAAAACAATATTTGGTATTCATTCTGTAACGCCATATAACATAACTACTAGGGAATTTTTAGGAACCACACAAGTTGTAGGATCTTGTGAACTTTCTTCTGAAGGTGAACTTATTCCTTTAAATGGTGGTTCTTCTAAATATCCTTGGAAAGTAGAAAGAGGATTAATAACAGCTGAAATAAGTTTGACGCTTAAGGAGTATCCAAATTGGATATTTGAAGCCTTGGTTGGTAAAGCTATTACAGAAAATTCTGCTGAATCTGGTGGTAGTGTAGTTGCTATTGCGAATGCAAATGGAACATCTGTAGTTGCCTCAACTGGTATTGCTTCAGTAGGTGTAAAGTCTGGTGATGAAACTGATGTTAAATTTGCCGGTTTTGTAGTAAAAGCTGTAAGTGCTACAACTGTTGATGTTTACGCTTCAACAAACCTTGATTTTGCTAATGGTACGGATAAGACATTTGAAGATGATCTTCTTAAAATCACAGCTTCACCTTTGACAATTACAACATCTACTGCTGTTGAAATTCCTGATTTTGGGGTTGAATTAACTGGTGGGGCTGGAACTATTGCAATGACTTCAGGTGATACTGCTGTATTTAGCTCAAGACCGATCAACACTGAAAGTCAAGAAGTAGTTGTTGGAAGTTCAACAGAAGTATTTAATGATTTCGGTTTAATTATTACTGGACAGCGTGCCGGTGATAAATTTATGACTGCATTGGATTGTTATAAAGTTGCAGCTGCTGGTTTACCTATTAACTTCACTGAAAATGCTTTTTCTGAATATAGTGTTACCGCCCAACTGTATAGAGATACTACAAGGGATGGTATTTATAAAATGGAAAGGGTTCAGGCTACAAACTAATGAAAAATTGCGTGGTTAAGGATAAAAAGTTATCTATAATTGTTAATGGTGCGGTGGTTAATTTAACTATCGTACCTATGACATTTGGCAAGATGGTTGATATAAAAACCGCATTGCCTGAAGGTAAAGATCTTGCTTCTGTGATGAATGAACCAACACCATTAGATTTAGCTATTGTTACATATTGCTTGCTTGATGAAAAAAGTAGGCAAACAATAAAAAATATACCTTTAGAAGTTAATGGTGAAGAAGAAGAAACCACAGAAGCCCATAAGTTATATTGCTTGATGTGTAAAAGTAATATTTCTGATGGAATGAATAATTACAATAAGATCCTTACCGGCATTGTTGCACAAGTTCAAGATAGTTTAAGTGAACCAGAAACGAAAAAAAAAATTCTGGTGAATCCGTTATTATGGATATTGAAGAAGTCTATGATAAGATAGGTTCAAATTATCCTTATACCTACGATTTGTTTTTAAAAACAGTTACTCCTAAATTAGCAAATAGATTGCTTGAAATTATTTCTATTCGTGAAACTAATGATTACTGGTATGCTGCCAGTTTACACGGTGTTAATGTAAAAGATAAGATAATTAAGCCAAGAACAGAAACTAAGGCTGCTACTGCTTCAAAAGAGCAGCAAGAAATAACAAAAAAATACCTTGCAAACTTGGCTAATCGGGGCAAAAAATGACAGATAACAGATCAGTTATAATCAAGATTGAAGGAAATTCAAAAGCCTTAAGGGATGAATTTGAAAGGGTAAAGGGGCAAACAAAGAATCTTGAAAAAGACCTAAAAAACATTGCCAAAGGTTCAACAATTGCCTTTGCTGGACTAGCAACCACTATAGGATTAACTGTTAAATCATTTGCTGTTTATGAAGATGGTTTGCTTGGAGTTGGTAAAACAGCAGATCTAACCGGCAAAGAGCTAACAAACTTTGGTAAGGATATTCAAAAGCTTTCTACAAGGCTACCATTTGCAACAAAAGAACTACTTGCAATATCACAAACCGCTGGACAGTTAGGAGTAAAAGGCAAGGCAAACCTTATTAAGTTTACTGAAACGATTGCTAAACTTGGTACTGCTTCAGATCTATCTGGTGAAGAAGCCGCAACCGCCCTAACAAGAATCTTAAATGTAACAAATGAAGGCATTGATACAATAGATAACTTTGCTTCAGTAGTTGTTGCCCTTGGTAATAACTTTGCTGCAACAGAAAGCGAGATTGCACGCATGACAACAGAAGTTGCTAAGACAACTACTGTTTTTGATGTTTCTGCTGCTGAAGCGGCTGCTTTAGGTACTGCTTTAAAGTCAGTAGGCATTCAAGCTGAAGGTGGTGGATCTGCTGTAGGTCGTGCATTTCGTGCAATAGATGCTTCCATAAGGGGAGGCGGTGAAGCCTTTGAAGATCTGCAAAGAATAACCGGCTTAACAGGTGATCAATTAGAAAAAACATTTAAAGAAGATGCTGTTGGTGTATTCCAGAAATTTACAGAAGGCTTAGGAACCGTTATTAAATCAGGTGGTGATGGTGCAGCAGCCCTTGAAAGGTTTGGTTTAAAAGGTGATGAAATATTAAAAGTCCTTCCTGTTTTGGCTGGTAATAGTGAATTGCTGGGCAGGGCATTAGCTACAGCGGCAAAGGAAACCGAAAATGCAACCGCACTACAAAAAGAATTTGAAGTTCAATCTAAATCATTAAATAGCGAAGCTAAGAAGCTAAAGAACACAATAGGCACTATTTCAGAGCAAATAGGGGGCTTCTTTTCACCAACGGTTAAGAATGCGGTTATAACTATTAGGGAATTTCTGCAAGGCTTCTTAGATCTTGATGAAGGAACGAAAAAGACAGCTGCAACAGTGCTAGGTATTGTTACGGTTATGACTGGCTTAATTGCCGCCATTTCAACAGCTGGTATAGCAGTTATTGCTATTACAGCTGGGTTAACTGCATTAGGCATTGCAGCGGCACCTGTAGTAGTAGGTTTTGTTGCAATCACAGCAGCTACAGCAGCCATTATAACCAACATGGAAGCCTTGAATGCTACTGCAACAGGTATTCAGGCTGGGTTTACAGTTTTAGTAGGTCAAATAATAGTAGGCTTTAATAATGCAAAGATAGCCACTAACAACCTATTGATTTCAATGAAGGAATTAGGCGTTGCCACTTTGGAGGCGGTGCCTAGTGATCTATTCAATGCACGCATTCAATCTATGAAAGATAACATTCAAACCCTGAAGGATGCCAATCAGGAATTGATTGAAAATAATAACGATGTAGGCAGAAGTTTTGCAGAAATTTATGATGAAATTGATGCTGAAAAAATGCGTGAAAAGATTGAAGAAGAATCTATTGCTGCATTAGAGGCAAGAACAGCAGCAGCAGCTGCTGAAATG